AATGACGAGAAGAAGGCGTTGTGGGTTGCTCCATCGAAGGGCGGTATCTTCACTACCGCAGAGCGTAAGGCTTTAAAAAGTGATGAATTCAATGAGGCGCGAAAAGCGCGATTAGGAGAGTTAGCATGAGCGATATGGTCGGCGGTATTTATCCAAAAGTAAAAAGCGAAAGATCACCTGATTTTGTGATCTGCAAGATGAGCATTAATGTGGCGCAGTTCCGGGAGTGGATGCAGGGCTACATGAAAGAGAACCCCAATGAGGAGTGGATCAATATGGACTTCTTGGTGTCACGCGCTGGGAAGGGCTACGCCAAGATCGATGACTGGAAGCCTGAGTCTGCACCGCAGCAGGCGCCTGTCACAGAAGACGTGCCATTCTGATGGCCATTCATTTGGGCGATAAGCTCAAAGCCGCTCAGGCCCGAAAGGGTCTGACTGGTGTTGAGTTAGCCAAAAGGCTAGAGACTACCCCACAGCAATTATCGCGGTGGCGCAACTCTGGCGATCTGGGATTGAATCTGGTGCTCCGAATGTGCGATGCTCTGGAGATAACAATCAGCGACTTTCTAAACTAAAAAAGGCCCCGAAGGGCCAAACGGAGTGGTGATGACTCCGAGTATACAGGGAGTAAATAATGAAAGCTAACGATGCTCTACAATCTCTTGATCCAAGCGTGCCCCGCGATGAGTGGGTCAAAATACTGGCAGCCTACAAGGCCGCTGGCGGCGATATGGAGACCGCAAACGACTGGTCATCTCAGGGGCACAACTACGACCCCAGAAATTTTGTGGCAACCTGGAAGTCAATCAAGGCCCATGGAGGTATTGGTGAGGGAACTTTGTTCTACCTAGCCAAGCAAATGGGTCATAAGCCCCGCTCAGAGGCTCCCCAGAGGCAATTTCAGGAGCGTTCGGCAGGAACTAGGGGGTATGCCAAGGGTATATGGCAAATGTCCAAATCTGGTGTCGCAAACCACCCTTATGCAATAAAGAAAAAGATAAACCACGACTTTGGCGCATTGCGCGGCACCGCCAGTGGCTTTTTGCTTGGAAAGCATGCTGATGTAATCGTAGTCCCAATGCGGGACTGGACTGGGGCATTCACTGGCGTCGAGTGTATTAACCGGGATGGAGTCAAACAGACGTTTGGTAACAAGGGTCACTTAATCATCGGTTCCCCAGAAGACGCTCCAATCATCCATGTCACTGAGGGCTGGGCATCAATGTTTGCGATTACACAAATTGCTCCACAGAGCTTTGGTGGTGTGGTAGCGTTCGGGTCTGGCTCGCGAATGGAGAAGATCGCCAACGAGGCTGCCAAGAAATTTGGTGGGCGGGTGCTTATCCACGACGAGGGCAAGGACAACCGGGACATCTGGGACTATTGGATGGATGGCATCGGTGAGAAGTGGATTGAGCGCGCCATCCGACGACTAAGGAGTAGTTAATGAAGTGGTTTAAGCACGATGCCAATGCATCTATCGATTCCAAGCTGAAGCGTTTGCGCTTGAAGTATGGGATGGAGGGTTACGGACTCTACTGGTATTGCCTGGAGTGTATCGCCAAAAATGTTGAATCTCACAACCTGACATTTGAGTTGGAAGAGGATTCAGAGTTGATTTCTGCGGACACAAATATACACCGAGAGCGAGTCCAAGAGATGATGGCATTTATGGTTGATGCCGGGCTTTTTGAGAACCGAGACGGCAGCATAACCTGTCTAAAAATGGCAACCAGAACAGACGAGTACACGCAGAAGTTAATGAAGAACATTAAGAGTGTCCCGACAGTGTCCCGACACGATCCAGATAATGTCCGACTTAATAGAAGAGAAGAGAAGAGAATAGAAGAGAAAAAGAAGACCCCAAAGCTGGACGTTAGTGTCCCGGAGGGTGTCGATTCTGGTGCATGGAAAATGCTGGTTGAGCATAAGAAGGCGATGAAGGCACCAATGGCCACTCAACAGGCAATCAGTCTAAACGCAAACAAGCTAAGGCAGTTGAGCGTGAAGGATCAGGTTGCTATGGTTGAGCAGTCCGTAGAGAATGGCTGGAAGGGCCTCTACGACTTAAAACAAAAACAACAACAAAACCGGCGGGTGAAATTATGATTGCTCGAATCCAAGAGCTAAACTCTGATTTAGTGGAAGAGTTCACGATGGAAGAAATGCGCCGACGACTGGCGCAGGCGGAATCAAAGAACGTTGTCTCGGCAGATGTAGTGACAGATGACGTTGTGGACTTGTTTAAGACATCTAACGACATTCAGGGCATTACGTTACCGTGGAAAAAATCACACGATAACTTTCGGTTCAGACCAAAAGAAATAACCTTGGTGGCCGGTGTGAACGGTCACAAGAAGACTACGGTTATGTCGCAGGCAATGCTGCATGTAGCTAACCAAGTTCCCGTGGGGATTATGAGCTTTGAGATGCCCCTGGAGAAGACAGTGCAGATGCTTGTACAGCAAGCCTACTGTAAGGCTGCCGGTGACGTTGATATGGTTAAGCGGTTTGTGGATTGGTCTCAGGGCCGTATGTGGTTTTACCGGGCGCTGGGAACCGTCAAGACTGAGCGTGTGTTTGGCTGCTTGTTCGCTATGGCATCCCTGGGGTGCAAGGTCATATTGATCGACAACCTTCAGAAGTGCGGTGTATCTACCGACCCTGAGAAAGAGCGTGACTTCATGGCCGACCTAACCAGTTGCGCATCTGCTCTAGGCATTAGCATTGTCCTAGTACATCACATTCGCAAGCCAGACCGCATGACTGAGAACTGGCGACCCAATCGATTTGATGTCCGGGGTTCGGGGTCGTTAACCGATCAGGCGCACAACGTCGTGATTGTATTCCACAATAAGAACCGGGCGGCGGTGCTTCAGAAGCAAGAGAGCGGCCAGGCCCTATACCCAGAAGAGCGCGAGATACTCAGAGACTTCTGCGACATTGAGTTCATTGTCGAGAAGCAGCGTGACTGGGGTTTTGAGGACACAATCGAGCTATATGAAGGTAACGGCAGGTCTTTGAAAGATTTTGCTGAAAGCTCGGACTTGAGACTGGAGGGGCTATGACCAAGAAGGCTGCTATGGAGTTTGTGAAAACCCAGAAATTTAAAACGTGGGAGACGTTCACCGTTAGCGACATTATCAACAGGACTAAGTGTGATCGTGGTGCGGCTTACAATGCTATTGAGACACTTATGTCGCTGGATATGATCGTGAAGGCCGGTAAGGCCAGGGGAGTTATCAAGTACGTACGTGCTAATCAAATGTCTGTTTACATGCGTAAATCGTGGAGGAGTGAGGACTGTGGCGAAAAAAAATATTACAAAGGAATGCACTTTTTCGGCAACGAAGATACAGGTTGGCGGGGGGCACTATAAGGATTTAAAAATCCAACCAATTGACTACATTCTTGAGAACGGTCTCGGTTACTGCGAGGCCAATATCATCAAGTATGTAACCCGGTGGCGCGATAAGAACGGCATCGAGGATTTGCGTAAGGCCAAGCACTACATCGATATCTTAATTGAGAGGGAATTAGCATGAGCCAGAAAAAAAGAATTTTAGATTATCTGAAGTCTGGAAAGGTTCTAAATAGACTTAATGCGTGGGATGAGATTGGCTGCATTGAGACGCCGGCAAGGATTTCAGAGCTTAGGGGCGATGGTCATAACATAACAACCACGATGAAAAGCGTTGTTAATCGCTATGGAGAATCCGTAAGGGTTGCTGAGTGGACGTATCATGGGTGAGTTCTGGATTATCAAAAATAAAAACCAGCTTGATGAACGGCTCAAATTTTTACGTGAGTGGCTGCTATCCGAATGGGATTGGAATTATGCGGTACAATTCAAGCCAAAGCGTTACGTAAACTCGCGTTCGTTATCACAGAACGCGCTGTTTCACGTTTGGTGTAAAGAGATGAGCGATCACTTTTCGAGCAAGGGGGCAGACGTTACCCCGGAGAAAATGAAAGAGCTTCTAAAGTACAAGCTGCTTGGAACAGAGGATCGAGTAATTAATACGACCGTCATACCAAACCAGATCAGGCGCACTAGCGAACTAGACAAGGGTGAGATGATGGACTTTATGGACTTGGTTCAAAACTGGGCGTTAGATAACGGAGTAAACGTAAGCTGCCCTGTCGAGTCTGAATACATGAAACTCAAAGAGGCATAGTTATGGATCATCCGTTGATACAGTTTTGTGAGAGCGATCTTCAGAGGACGATAGTTGAAGAAGTAATTGTGAAAGGCAGACCGCTCACTCGCGTTTGCAAGGAGATTGGAAGCTCTGAGCGTACCGGCAGGCAGTCAAAACAAAGGCTGCTAAGGAAGGCGGCAAATCAAGGCTACTCTCCAGATCACGACTGGAACCACCCAGTGCCAGACGGCCACAAGATCAAGGGCGTATCTACGTTCTACGATGAGGATGGCAAGCCGGTTCGCCAGTGGGTTAAGTCTCAGACTGACGAACAACGCCAGTTCGAGATACTTGTTGAGCGGATAGAAAATGCTCAAGAAGGGCTAAAGTCTTTTAAGCCTACCAAGCCGCCAAAGACCTGCGATGACAACTTGCTCACCTTGCTTACGGTCACGGATTTCCATCTCGGTATGCATGCGTGGAAAGCCGAGGCAGGCGAAGACTGGGATATGAAAATAGCGCGTGACGTTTTCTTAAATTCAATCCACGATATGATCCAAGCCTCACCTAAGTCTGGAACAGGTATGCTTTGTCAGCTAGGCGACTTCCTGCACTGGGATGGGATACTTTCAGCCAGCACCCCGATGAGCGGTCATGCCGTTGATGCGGATACGAGATACGGAAAGCTAGTAGAGATGGCAATGTCGGTAATGACTGAGGCAGTCAAGATGATGTTAAAGCGTTACGGTAAAGTAGTTGTCGTTTCTGCTGAAGGCAACCACGACATCAGTGGAAGCATCTGGCTACGCAAGCACATTAAACAACTGTTTAAAGATGAGCCTCGATTAGAGGTGATTGATAATGAGTTCCCGTATTATGCTTATCTTCACGGCGAGACTATGCTGGCATTCCATCACGGCCACAAAAAGAAGATGGAGCAACTGCATAAGCTGTTTTGCAGTGAGCCTCGATTCCGTGAGATGTGGGGCAAAAGTACGTACACGTATATGCACTCAGGTCATCTCCACCATGAAAAGGTGGTGGAAGATTCTGGTTATATTTCGGAACGCCATCCGACTTTAAGTTCGCGCGATGCTTACGCGGCTCGTGGTGGGTGGATTTCTCGGCGCGGCGCTAAAGTCATAACCTACGACAAGGTAGACGGCGAGGTTGCCAGAATCACAGTGAGGCCACGATCATGATTGATCTGATGACAGTAAAGCTGCCAAAGGGCGAAGCAATACTTTTGACTGCGGAAATTGGTGCGGCTGTGTCCGACATCAACAACGCAAATTTTACGGTTGTTTACACCGATACGTTCCGGGAGGGGGTGACCGTCGATATGCCTATCGCAGACTTTTACGAATTGTGGCTTGGGTGTTTGGTTTCAGATGTCGAGTTAATTGAGATTGAGTTTCCAGATGACCAGGAGGTTCACTGATGCCTATTAAGAGGGACGCAGCGGACATTGCTTTCTCAAAGGCAATCAGGGCTAGAGATAAGTGGTGCCTGGTCTGTGGTAGAGAGGACACGCTAGAGTGCTGTCATATTTACGGTAGGCGGAACAAGGTTGTCAGGTGGTCGGCGGATAACGCTATTACGATGTGCCACTACCATCATCGGGCAATGACTGAGAATCCGCTAGAGATGTCCAGCCTATGCTACAAGTTACTCGGCGATGGTCATATGGAGATACTTAGGGAGAAGTCTCAGGGAATCATGAAGACCAACAAGGCCTTGAGGGCAGAGATTGCCAAGCACTACCGCGAAGAGCTGAAAAAGATGGAGGATGACCCGGAGTACGAGCTTGTTAGTTGGAACTGACTTATGCTTTTTTGCTATATACATATAATTAAATAATCTATAAACAATCTTGTTTACCTTCGTGTTAGGGCTTAGTATTTACTCATCGGCTGCGGGGATGCGGTCATCAACTACGGAGAAATACAATGTTTAACATCTACGAAATTTACACAAAGAACCCTGTAACCGGCCAGCGCGGTTGGGACATCATGTTCGTTGTTGCTTTCAGCGAGCAAGACGCTTCAACAGTTCGCGACTTTGATGAGGTTATCTTTAAAGAGGGCTCAATGTCTGACGACAAGCTCGCGGTAATGAAATCGGGTCTGGCTATGACTGAAGCAGTCTACGAAACAGTCTACGGAGTGGCCGCGTAAGCGGCTTTTCGGAGGGGTGATGATAAATAAAGCAATAATGGCGCTTTTTGCGATAATCGTTTTGATGATGTTCTTTGGTGCTGATGATCGCCCGGTTCTTGATAGCAACTACTGCGAGATGGTAGAAATGCACATTGAGTCTGGCGGTGAGAACGGCTGGCCTGACTACAAGGGCAATTACAGGGAGGCTTGTAAGTGATGGAAGACAATTACATGACGCGAGCAGAGATTGCCGAGGCGCTTGGTGTTACCGAGGATGCGGTTAAGGCGTTACTCTACCGGGCGACCAGAAAGATCAGAGAGCAGCACCCAGAGCTTAGAGAGTGGATAACCGAGGAGGCTGCATGAGCGAGCCAGTTGATGACAGAACCCTGGAGATGTTTGTATCGCGTAAGTTCCACTGGAAGTCGCTGCTACCACATCAACAGCTATCAATGGCATCAGAGCTTCTCAAGCACCGCTTAGTGGAGAAGCAGATGCTTGCGTTCATTGCCGATTCGATAGATGATAAGACTGCCATGAGGCAGTATAGGAATTTGGTAAAAGGCGATGAGTGAAGTAAGCGATTTGATTCAAGAGTATGACGGCGAAGACGCTATGGTTGCGATCCAGGCGGCTTGCCAGATGGCGGAAAGATTTGGTGAGGACTTTGCGATAATGATGGACTTGTCTGTCACTCCGTTATGGGCAGCATCAGAGCCGCCGTTAGAGATTATCCGTTGCCCACAGGTCTTCAGGAAAGGCAAAAGACCTACGATCAGTAGGGTGATAAAATAAACATGGCCCAGAACTCCGTGGCGAGCCGCAGCGTCATAAGACCTAATGCCGGTCGGGCCATAGTTTCATAGGCTGAATTAGGTCAACTGCGGCACTTTTAAGGAGGGGCTATGCGCCAGATAGTAGGCATTGAGTGGTACCCAATAGAGTTCGGTGAGATGCCAAGTGAGCCAGGCACTTACCTAGTCGCTTTTTCAGATGGTTCGGTTGAGTCATATCCAATGGACGACCGGGACATAAACGATGGAGAGATTCGGTGTGGGAATACTACCGGTCAATACTGGGCGCATTCACCACCACATCCAGACAACATGTAGCCAAAAGCTACATACCAAAGTGTTTATAAATCAATTTATTGGGAGCAAAGTGTGGCAAGCCGGAAAGGTATACCAAACAAGAACAAGCAGTTTCTTATGAAGCGGCTTCAGGACATGCTTGGTGATGACTTTGACCCGGTTGTTCGTATGGCTGAGACAGCGGTTAAGATGAGCGAGATCGCTGAATTGTCACGGGACATCGAGGACTACAAAGACTGCATCACCGCTTGGGATAAGATCGCCAAGTACACTACGCCGGCACTGAAGGCGGTGGAGGTCGATCTAACGTCCGGGGGCAGAGACTTACCCACGATCATCGAGTTGGTCGCCAAGCGTTGAAATCCAGCATAGAGCTACCGCCCAAACTGGTTGATCTTTTTGAGGGCGAGGCCAGGTACCGATGCGCTTATGGCGGTCGGGGCAGCGGTAAGACCAGGGGCTTTGCCATCATGGCTGCCGTCAGGGGCTATATGTGGGCGATAGAGGGGCGATCCGGTCAGATACTATGTGCGCGTGAGTTCGTTAATAGTTTGGCTGATAGCTCGTTTGAGGAGGTCAGAGGGGCTATTGAGTCGCATGACTTCCTTGCTGAATTTTACGAGATTGGCGATACGTACATACGAACCAAGGATCGGATGATTGAGTTCACCTTCGCCGGTCTACGCCGCAACCTGGACTCGATTAAGTCTAAGGCTAATATCTTGCTTTGTTGGGTCGATGAGGCCGAGACGGTGTCAGAGACAGCCTGGATGAAGCTTATCCCCACGATACGCGAGGAGGCTTCAGAGCTTTGGGTTACGTGGAACCCAGAGAGTAAGCTAAGCGCAACGCACAAGCGATTCAGGGAGTCACCACCACAAGACTCTAAGCTTGTTGAGATCAACTGGAAGGACAACCCGTTCTTTCCAGCGGTGCTAGAGAACGCAAGGCTTGAGGACTTTGAGAAGCGCCCAGAGACATACGAACACGTTTGGGAGGGTGCATACCTTACTCACCACGAGGGCGCGTACTACTCGATTGAGATGCGCGACTGTAACGCTGAGGGCAGGATCACTGCCGTTGGCTATGACCGGGGCGTTGGTGTTGTTACCGCGTGGGACTTGGGGATTGGCGACACTACCGCCATATGGTTTGCTCAGTTCGTGGGGCCAGAGGTTCGGCTTATCGATTACTACGAGACCAATGGCGTGGGGCTTGATCACTACGCCAGGGTGCTCCAAGAGAAGGGCTACGTCTACGATCAGCACATACTGCCGCACGATGTCCGGGTTAGGGAGCTTGGCACCGGTAAATCCCGGCTTGAGACACTAGACTCGCTCGGTGTTCGCAACATCCAGATAGCGCCACAACTAAACGTAGATGACGGCATCCAGGCAGTGCGATCAATGCTGGGCAACTGCTGGTTTGACGCAGAGAAGTGCGAGCATGGTATCGAGGGCCTCAGAGCCTATCACCGCGAGTATGATGATAAGAACTTAGTGTGGAAGGGTAGGCCGGCGCACGACTGGGCATCACACGGCTGTGACGCATTCAGATACCTTGCCGTGGGGTACAGAAAGACATCTGATTGGGGTGAGCCAATCCGTAGGAACTTAAAAGGCGTAGCGTGATATAATTAACGGAATCACTAAGGGTTTCGCTATGGGTCTTCTTTCTTCACTTATTCGCTCTCTTGACGACTTAATTGCTCAGGGCTATCCGCCAGAAGTTGCTGAGCGTATTGTGTCTGGCGATCTACCGATGGATTTTGAGTCTCGTATGCGTCGGGCAGAGGCTATGGGGTTCGACCCAAGCGATGTTCAGTATCATGGCACCGAAGCAGATATAACGCAGTTCAGGCCAAGCACTCGCGGAAAGATGGGGCCAGGCGTTTACACAACGCCAAGCCAATCAACTGCAAATACCTTTTCAGGATATCCAAGCCCCTACGCCGAAGGCGGCAATGTTATGCCTTTATTGTTGCGTGGAGATTATATTAATCGTGCCGACGCATTTGATTTGCGGCCTGAGATTAGCGGCAGAGAAGGCCAGCGCATCCTAAATGAAACGCTTGAGGGCATGGGGTATTCAGGCAGTAAAGCAGGGGAGCGAGGCTCTTTAGCGCCTGAAAAGGTAACCTTTGATCCGCGCAATATCCGCTCATACCTATCTGCTGCATTCGATCCAGAATACACCGGCCCCAACATACTCGGCGCTACAGCAGGAACTGCGGGTGCACTGGGTCTTTTAGCGGCCCCACAGGATGCTGAGGCGGGAATGAGCAAGACTGCGGCTCAGCTTTTGCGGGACGAGGCGAATCGGTTGCGCTTCGGAGATACTGATAACGCGGTAGACTTGAGCTACAGAGGTTCGCATCAAGCCCCTGACGCTGACTATGGCGCTCCGCTATACGACCTAACTGAGCTTATTCCTGATGATATTTACGGGCCTAGAGGGGAAAGACTTTACGGCATTGGCGATAGAGCGGTTGATGCAGAGGCTTTTGAGCAATTAAGAAATGCCCGTGGAAACCCCGATTACGAGACTCCAATTTATCGAGCCGTTCCACCCGGAATTGAAGATATAAACATTGGCGACTGGGTAACTACAAGTCGCGAGTACGCCAGAATGCATGGCGAAAATGCTTTGGGTGGCGATTACGACATCATTGAATCTACTGCTCCAGCAAAAAAACTTCAGTCAGAAGGCTATCCATACGAATTTGGTCTTTTGCCTATGCGCCCAGAAACTGTAATCGGCGGAGGCACTGCCCTTGGGCTACTAGCCGCTCCAGAAGATGCTGAGGCTGGTGTCTCAAAGGCGGTGATCCAGGCGGCAATGGAGGGTGTTAGAACCCCTCAAGAGTTTTTATCGGCATTAGAGCGCCTGGGAGCCTCTCCTGAGCAGGCAGCGCAGATTGCCAGGGGTGAGCTATCGCCAATCAAGGCAGGTGTTTCTAGCCAAAACGCTGGATTGATACCGACCATAGGTAGAGATGGAGAGCTAATTGACGCTCGTTTTGATCCACGGGTTAATTCTAGAATTAGGAACGCTCAGCTAGAAACTGGGATATTATCCAGGGGCACGATGGATGACATACCACGCATTGCGTTGTCCGATCTTGAGGGGCAGAGATTCGTTACGTCAATGTCAGATCGCACTGCCGCCGGTGGGCTTTTAGAGTCAATTAACGGCGTTAGCCTAAACAACTTAATTAACCTGCAAGGCGGCCAGGGGTTCATGTTTGAGAATCCTGGCATGGTTTGGGCCTCAGCGCGGAATCCGGTAAACCAGATATTAGATGCTGCTGGCGGCGACAATGTCTTCTACGTGCCGTGGAGAATGTCAACGTCTGGCGGCGACTTTGCCACCATGACTGGCGAGACCATGCTCTCGTATGCTTCAGCAAATATGGGCAAGGCAGAAAAGAAAGCCCTTGATAAAATAATTAGAGAATATAAAACCACTGGAACGTGGGATAAAGAGACTAAAACCTATAAAAACGCGGGATTAAATATTGGTGAGTGGAAGGGTGTTGATGACCCCTCATCAATCGATGCTTGGCGCAATGCACCAGACGCGCTGCGTAAAGAGCTATTGAACGCGATGGATGTTAATTTCAGGGATAAGGGAGGGCTAAGCATTGGCGAGGCTAGGCTGTCTGTTACCGATCCTGAGCAGCGGTTTGCAATGGATGGCGGCATACAGAATGTTGGTCAGATATTTGGCGGTCGCCCAGCAATAACTAGCTCTGGGCATCCGTCTTATCCTGCTGGGGTTCCGGGTCAAGGCGTTGGGCAGCTAGATAAGCTCGATATGTCAATATTTGACCTTATACCTGACGCAAGGATTGGCTCAGACCAGGTTCTTGTAAGGGATGCTGTTGACCCAACTAAACCACATCCAGAAGCTTTAAGGGCGCTTCAGATGAAGCCGTATACCGGCACAATTACTGAAGACATCCTCAAGAATCTTGATGCGCGTGGCGTCAATGTAAATGACTTGGCCCCAGTTGTCGGTGGAGGTGCTGCACTTGGGCTACTAGCCGCGCCAGAAGACGCCAGCGCAATGGAGTCTCCAAGCCTGCGCTCAGCCCTTGAAGAGGCCGGTGTTATAGGTGACACGCTAGTACCCACTAAGCGCCCACTAGGCGAGCGAGCGATGGGTGTGGTAGATAGGATACTAACCGGGCTAGAAGCTCCTCAGAGGGGCGTACAGGGCCTCGCAGCCACAGGTTATGGGCTGTTATCTGGAGAGGACTTCGATACTGCGGCATCTCGTGGTGCTGACGTAGTTAGCCAGGGGGTTGAAGAGTCTGCCCGTGAGTTTGGTGACTACGTGTTTGATTTAACTGGATCGCCAGCGGCTGCCACTGCGGCGTACACAACTGGTATTTTTGGAAGCCCATTATGAAACCAAGTAAAGGTAAGTCTCGTGTTAAAATAACCGGGTCTGGCAAGAAGGTGAGCTATGGCCAGAAAGGTGCGAGCGTTAAGCCTGGAACCAAGAAGGGTGACAGCTACTGCGCTCGGTCTGCCGGTCAGATGAAGTCTCACCCAAAGGCTGCCAAAGACCCTAACTCACCGTTAAGGCTGTCTAGAAAGCGTTGGAAGTGCTCAGGAACTAAGTCGAGGAAAAAGTAATGGGGATGGGTGTAAAGCATTACCTTAAAGATGGCAAAGAGTACAAAGGCGGTTTGCACAAAATGTCTGACGGCTCTCTACATTCTGGAGCCAAGCACACAAAATCAAGTAAGCCGCTGTTTCATTATGGCGGTCTAAGCGAGAAGGCTAAGCGCAAGGCGCGGGAGGGCTGGAAGTAATGTCATCATGTGGATCAAAGCGAAAGAAAAAGGGCAAGGGTAAAGGATATGGCAAGTAAGAAGGGGCTATATGCGAACATCCACGCAAAACGCAAACGCATCAAGGATGGCTCAGGCGAGAAGATGCGCCAGGCTGGCTCTAAGGGAGCACCAACAGCCAGTGCATTCAAGAAAGCCAAAAAGACAGCCAAGAAAGTAAAGCGAGACAAGTAAATGGCGATTTCAACGTATAGCGAACTCAAGACTGCTGTAGCGGACTTCCTTAACCGGGACGACCTGACAGATGTCATACCCACGTTTATTGCGCTTGGAGAGGCTCAGATAAGCAGAGACCTGCGCCATTGGCGTCAACAGCGCCGAGTAACCACAACGCTAAATGAGGGCTTTGAGTTCTTGCCCAGCGACTTCTTGGAGGCTGTTCACTTCTACATCGATACAGGTGAGGGCGAGAAGACGCTTGAGTTTGCATCTATGGCTGAGATTAGCCGCAGGAAAATGAACAACGCTGGCATCAGTGGCGAGCCTGCCGTGTATACAATCAACGCCGGTCAGATCGAGGTTGTTCCATCCCCGGATGACAGCTACCCACTGGCGCTAGTGTATTACGGTAAGACGGTATCACTATCTGATGAGGCAACAACGAACTGGCTGCTAAGCTACTTCCCTGACATTTACCTGTACGCATCACTTATGCACAGCGCGCCATATCTGCAAGAAGATCAGCGCATTTCTATATGGGGCCAGATGTATGCCCAAGGCATAGCGCAGGCCAATCAAGAGTCAGATTCTGCGATGTATTCAGGCCCACTAGTTTTGAGGAATAAGTAATGGCGATTTGGGAAGAGGGAAGCGGCCCAACAACTGGCTGGGATCAAGAGGCCGGGATGGCCGGTAATGCAAATCAAGAAAACGTAGCAACCCTTGCCTCTAAGGCAACGCAGGCCGCATCAAATGCCGAAGATAGTGAAGACGCAGCAGCACTGTCAGCAACAGCGGCGGCAGGTTCTGCAACGGCAGCGGCTGGATCAGCAACACTGGCTGGTCAGCATAAGACTGCCGCAGAAACCGCGCAGGGCCTTTCCGAGGCCGCTCAGGGGCTATCTGAAGGCGCAAGAGACGCAGCACTTGGATACTCCAACACTGCCAGCGGCCATGCAACCACGGCGACAACTCAAGCTGGAATAGCAACAACCCAGGCTAGTACGGCAACAACGCAGGCGGGTATCGCAACGACACAGGCCGGTATTGCGACAACAAAAGCTGGTGAGGCTGCTACATCGGCATCCAATGCTGCGGCATCAGAAACTAATGCTGGCACATCGGAGACTAATGCAGCTACCAGCGAAACCAATGCTGCAACTTCAGAAAGTAATGCGGCAACTTCAGAAACTAATGCGGCTACTAGTGCGTCTAATGCGGCAGGTAGCGAATCGGCGGCAGCAACATCAGAAGCCAATGCCGCAGCATCAGAATCAGCGGCAGCATCATCAGAAACTAACGCAGCTACCAGTGAGACTAACGCCGCAACATCTGCGTCCAATGCCGCCACTTCTGAGTCTAACGCATCAAGCTCCGCCAGTGCAGCGGCCACATCAGAAGCCAATGCAGCAGCGTCATACGACAACTTTGATGATCGTTATCTGGGATCAAAGGCTAATGACCCCACTGTAGACAACGACGGCGATGCGTTGCTTACTGGCGCTTTGTACTTCAACTCAACAACCGATGTCATGAAGGTCTACGATGGCTCTTCATGGGTTGCTGCGTATGCGTCAATTGCTGGCATCACACTCGATAACGTAACAACCGATGGTAACACCACAACCAATGCAATAACCGTTGGTGGGATGACATCTACCGGGCCAGTAATACTTAACGCTGACCCATCATCAAACCTTGGTGCGGCCACAAAGCAGTATGTGGATACCATTGCTGCGGCTGGAGTTCACTACCATGACCCAGTACGTGTTGAGAAAGAGGGCAACCTTGCTGCAACCTATGACAATGGATCATCTGGCGTAGGTGCGACACTAACTAACTCAGGCACTCAGGAAGCCCTCGTAATCGACGGTGTGACGCTTTTATCTGGGGACAGGGTTCTTATATACGAGCAGACAAATCAGGCTCACAACGGCATATACACGGTCACAGACGTAGGCTCTGGATCGACTAACTGGGTATTGACTAGGGCTGTTGATGCAGACTCTTACGCACCATCTGACCCGGATAGCTTTGGTCAGGGCGATGCCTTCTATGTCCAAGAAGGGACAATGGGTGCTGGTGAGACGTATGTAATGACAACCGAGGGGCCAATAACCTTCGGCACAACAAACATACATTTCTCTCAAATATCATCCGCGCAGGTGTACAGCGGCAGCACAGGCATTGATATTACCGGCACTACAATATCGAGCACAGCAACGCTGGCAGACGTAACCACGGCAGGTAACTCGACAACTAACTCGATTACTGTCGGTGATGTTACTTCTACAGGGAATGTCACGGCTAGTAACCTAAACACTACCGACTGGGATGCGGCTTACGGCTGGGGCGATCACTCGGCTGCTGGGTATCTGACGTCGTACGTTGATACAAACAACTACGTCAACTCTGTCGGCTTTACCACTAGCACTGGCGTTCTGACGTTAAACCGAGAGGGCTTGTCGGCGCTTACTGTAAACCTTGATGGTCGATACTTAACCAGCTACACAGAAACCGACACGCTTGACTCGGTAACGGGTCGAGGCGCTACAACTACTAACGCAATCACTGTAGGCGGGTTAACAGTAGACACCAACACACTAGTAGTTGACGCCGCAAATAACCGCGTTGGTGTTGGTACTAATACTCCTGATGATGCACTAGTGGTCAATGGTGGAAATGCGGGGTTAACGACAGGCTCTATAAAAGAGCTGGCGAGGATTGGAGATGGTCGAGCATCCAATGCAAATGATGGTCTGCGCTTTTCTGCTGTTCGTGATACTACGGCAAGCAGTGGCGGCGACTGGGGAACCCAAACGCTCAGGCTTGAACGTAACATTGACAACGTAGCTTCTCAGTCTGGTATTGACTTTTCACCTTCACTTCTGAAACTAAGAACTGGCAGCACAGAGAAAATGCGTATCGACTCCAACGGCAAAGTTGGAATCAATACAACCGCTTTATACGAACAATTAAATGTTGTAGGAAACACACAAGTGTTAGGTTCTCACGCTGCAAGTGCAACAGAGAGCACAACAGGCGCATATGATTTTGCGTCAGGTCCTTCTTATGCGGGTGTGATTGCACGGTATGACGGCCCATCCAGCACGGGCACATATTTCGGACTTCCGCGCTCTAATCTAGGCTCTCTACGTTTTCAAAATACTGCGTATGGACTAGTAGGAACAAACGGCTCGGCACCGCTTGTGTTTGCAACTCTTGGCACAGAGCGTATGCGCATCGACAGCAGCGGCAACTTGGGGATTGGCGGTACATCCGCTGGAGAAAAATTAGAAGTTTATGGAAATATACAGGCAAAAGGCGCCTCTACAGAAACACGGTTTATTGACGTTGGTGCTGGTAGAACTGGCAACGGCTATGCATTCTTAGACTTAGTAGGCGATACTACATACACCGACTATGGCCTAAGAATCATAAGAAACAGCAGCGGCGCTAATACCACGTCTGCCATTCAGCATAGAGGCACTGGCGACTTTGAAGTAAGAACCGAGGAGTCTGCCGATATACGTTTTGTTACATCCGCAACTGAGCGTATGCGCATCGACTCCAGCGGTAACGTGGGTATTGGGACGGGTTCGCCTAGCGAGCGTTTAGAGGTTAGCGGTATTGTTAAGGCAGACGCAGGAGTAGTTCTAAACAATACAAACGAACATTATCTTTATAGTATTGAGGCAGGTCGACTTGGACTTAGGCTAAACGATGGAGCAACAGCAACAGGCTATATGTGGTTCAAGACTTTTGCTTCTGGCGTAAATGGTCTTGGCGTATCTTCTGGCGCACTAGCGTTTGGTACAGCGTTAACAGAACGTATGCGCATCGACTCCAGCGGCAACTTGCTGGTTGGTACGACTTCGGAGATTGTTAGCGCACGGGGGCCGCTACAGACTAATACGTTAAACAGTATGGGACTTAACATAGCTAGTACTTCAAACAACGGCGGGCAGGCGGGTTGGAGTTGCAGAGCGAACAACGGCGATTCTTCTAATTACGCTATGTTTTATAACCCAAGCATTTCTGACAACGCAACTTACGTTGGATTCTGGAATGGGGTAGATAACTCGACTAGGCTTATGTCTGTTAGAGGAGGCACGGTTTACATAAGCACTTCTTCTTCCAGTGTGGGTAACACTACTGGACAGGTGGTTGGCACACAAACTTCAGACGAGCGCCTTAAAGACATAGAGCCTGATTTTAACTACGGCCTTGATTCTGTAATGGCTCTTTCACCAATAGCCTATAAGCTCAAAGGTGACGATGTCCGCAAGCTAGGCTTCGGAGCGCAGACAACTCGGGCGATTATTCCTGAAGCTGTCTACGACACTGACGAGTGCCTAGACGGGTATGACGTAGACCCCAATGACCCAATGAAGCAAACGCCTAAGTCAGACGCTACCCAACTTGCTATGGAGTACGTTCAGCTTATTCCTGTTCTTACCAAGGCAATGCAAGAGCAACAAGCAATGATCGAAGAACTCAAGGCCGAAGTAGCGGCACTCAAAGGAGCATAACAGATGTCATACACATGGAAAGTAGCAGCACTCGACTACGCAGTATCACAAGACGGAATGTCTAACGTAGTCACTAACGTCCACTGGA